AGCAAAGAGCCACATTAGCGCGCAAAGAATGATCGGCGCTGATAAGGTAGTAATACCCGGTCAATCTGCTACGCCAGATGAATGGCGCGCAGTTTATCAAAAACTAGGCGCACCACAAGAACCGGGTGGTTATGAGCTAGAGCAAACGGAAGTATTTGACGAAACGTCTTTTGATGCTTTTCGCAACAAAGCTTACGAGCTAGGCTTGTCAAACAAACAGGCGGCAGAGATTGCTGGCTTGTATCAAGAGCAAGTTAACAATGGTCGGCAAGTTTTAGAGCAACGCGCAGAGGAAGTGCGTTTTTCCGGGGAGCAAGAGTTACGACAACAGTTTGGCGATCATTTTGACCAGCGGTTAGAAATGGCAAGGTCAGCGTCACAGACTGTTATGAGTGAAGATGATTTAAAGATTTTTTCTGAAGTACAGCTAGCAGACGGTAGATTGTTAGGGGATCACCCGGCAATCGTTAGAGCGTTTACAAAAGTAGCTGAACTTCTAGGGGAAGATAATTTAGTCGGTGAAACGACTGAAATAGTTATGAGTTCGCAAGACGCAAGACAGCGATATAATGAAGTGGTCGCGCAAGGATCTCCCTATTGGGATAAATTCCATGCCGAACATCAAAACTATATTGATGAAGCTTTGCATTTGCGTACTTATTTTGCTGGATAACCGAAAGGCCCAGAACGTCAAGCTTGTGCGTCAAGCGGAGTAGCTAACCTAATTAGTAGCATTGGCCCTTATGGGATAACCGAAGCGCAGCAAACTTTAACTGAAACTGTAATAAGGAGAGGCTTATGTCTACTCAAATAACTACAGCTTTTGTTCAACAGTTCTCCGCGAACATCCAGATGCTATCACAGCAAAAGGGTTCGTTGCTGCGTAATGCAGTTGACAGTGAGAGTGTGAACGGTGAAAAAGCTTTTTTCGATCAAGTAGGTGCAGCGGCAGCTGTTCTACGAACCTCACGCCATGCAGACACGCCATTGGTGGAAACACCACATAGCAGACGTATGGTAACTATGGCTGATTATGAATATGCAGATTTGATTGACGATCAAGACAAAGTGCGCTTGCTTGCTGATCCAACATCTACTTATTCTCAAGCAGCGGCGGCAGCTATGGGAAGAGCAATGGATGATGTAATCATTACTGCGGCTCTTGGCACAGCAACTACTGGTAAGGATGGTAGCACTTCTACAACGCTTCCAGCTGGGCAAAAAGTTGCACATGGCAGCGCCGGGTTAACTATTGCAAAACTTCTAAGTGCTAAAGAAATCTTAGATAGCAACAGTGTTGACCCATCCATCACGCGGCATATTATTGTATCGCCAAAGCAAATTTCTGATCTGCTTAACAATACAACCGTAACGTCAAGTGATTTTAATACTGTAAAAGCATTGGCAACAGGTGATTTAAATTCATTTGTTGGCTTTAACTTTATCGTATCTAATCGTTTGAACACTGACACCAACAGTGACCGTCAGGTTATTGCTTTTGCCAGTGACGGTATCAAGCTAGCAATCGGTAAAGAACCGTCTGCTCGGATTGATGAACGTGCCGATAAGTCATACTCAACGCAAGTCTATTACTGTCAGTCCATCGGGGCAACTCGCATGGAAGAAGAAAAAGTAGTAGAAATTGCGTGTAACGAATAAGGAGATTGACAAATGGCTACTGTTTATTCAACCCAACGCACTAATTCACGCGCCACACCAGCCGTGATGAATAAAGCAAACGAAATGAGCGGCAGAATTAGAGTTGCTCATGGTACTTACGAGGCATCTTCTTTAGCGTCTGGTGACGTTATTGAAATGTTTATCATGCCTGATGGCGCTAGATTGCTAGAAGGATCACTTGCACACGATGCAATGGGTTCGTCTACAACCTTGTCTGTTGGCTATGCTGCACATACTAACGCAGCTGGCACAGCGGTAAGCGCGGCAGCGGCGGCTTATAAAGCAGCTGCGGCTTCTACATCAGCGCAAAAGGTAGACATCCTTGCTACACTAGCTCTAGGCTCTGGCACAGAGTTAGATGCTAACGAGGACGGTGTTCCTGTAACGGTAACAATGGGCGGTGCAGCTGGCACTGGTACTGTTGAACTTACCATCAAGTACGTTCTAGACTAATAGAGTGGGGCGCGTTTGCGCCCCCTCTTTTTTATTGGAGATAGAGAATGACAAGTACCGTTGATATTGCTAACTATGCGCTAAACAGTTTAGGTGCATCTAATATTACTGCGCTAGATGAAAACAGCAAACCAGCGCGCATTGTTAACCAGCGATACGAAGCGGTAAGGGATAGTGTGTTTAGATCGCATCCGTGGAATTGTTTAATTCGTAGGGCAGAGCTAGCACAAGAAAGCACAGCGCCTACATATGGCTACGGTAAACAGTATGCGTTACCTACAGACCCATTTTGTTTGCGCGTTTTAGAGTTTAGCAACGGCACATTAACGTTTCCGTTTGATAATATGCGAAGTAATAGCGATACTCCGGCGTTTATTATTGAGGGTCGCAAGCTATTAACGGACGAAGGTACTGCAAAAATCAAGTATGTTGCGCGGATTACGGACCCACAACAGTATGATGCCGGGCTAATCGAAACGTTAGCAGCCAGATTAGCGTATGAAATATCGTATGCAATTACAGGATCTACTACTGTACGGCAGCTATCGGCAGCTGATTACGATAGAAAACTTAAAGAAAGTACGTTTCAAGACGCAACTGAAGGTGCGCCAGAGCGTATTGAAGCTAATGATTTTGTCGAGGCGCGTTTCTAATGGCAAGATCTGCGCCTTCACTCAGCACATTTACAGCTGGTGAAATATCGCCACGCTTAGAGGGGCGTATTACGCTAGAGAAATACAAGGCTGGTTTGTCAGATCTAACTAATATGGTAGTGCAACCACACGGCGGCGTTACACGTAGACCGGGTACGCAGTATCTTGGTACTGTAAAAGATAGCAGTGTAAAAACTAGGCTAATACCATTTCAGTTTAAAACAACAGATACATACATACTTGTCTTTGGGGATCAAGTTATGCGTGTGTATCGCAACGGTTCTCAAGTTTTAAAAGGATCGGCACAAAACATTACAGCTGTAACAAAAGCAAACCCCGGCGTAGTAACAATATCTTCTCATGGCTATAGCAATGGTGATGAAATATTTTTAGATAATGTTGTTGGCATGACAGAACTAAATGGTCGTAACTATAAGGTAGCTAACGTCACAACAAATACATTTACGTTGCAAGATCTATTCGGCAACAACATAAACACAACAAACTTTACAACATACGCATCCGCTGGCGCAGTAGATGAAATATTTGAAGTAGCAACGCCATACGCAGCCGCTGATATATTTAATTTACGTTTCGCGCAAAGCGCAGATATTATGTATTTTGTACATCCAAGTTACGCAATTCGTACTTTATCACGTACAAATCACAACGCTTGGACATTTGCCACAGCAACAATAAGCGGATCTCCTAATCCATCATTGTCAGGTACTGATAATTACCCTAGTGTTGTTACGTTTTTTGAGCAAAGACTTGTTTTTGCAGCAACAAATAACAATCCACAAACGTTATGGTTCAGTAAAAGCGCGGATTATCTTAACTTCACTACAGGAACAAACGCTGATGATGCACTGATTTACACGATTGCATCAAACCAAGTAAACAATATTAGGTATTTATCAGCTACGCGAGTGCTTACTATCGGTACTTCTGGCGGCGAATACGTGCTGACAACTACAAACAATGGCCCTATTACGCCGACTACAACGCAAATTCGTAAGTATTCTAACTACGGATCGGCTAATACAGAGCCTGTACAGGTCGCAGATGTTACGTTGTTTCTGCAACGCGGCAATAGAAAAGTGCGAGAGTTTAAGTACATTGGTGAAGTAAACACTGCCGGGTATCAAGCGCCAGATCTAACAGTCTTAGCAGAACATATCACTGAAGGTGGCCTTGAAAGTTTTGCATACCAACAAGAGCCAGAAAACATAGTATGGGCTATACGTGCAGATGGTGCGCTAGTGGGTTTAACGTATCGGCGCGAAGAGGAAGTTGTTGCGTGGCATAAACATACTATAGGTGGCACGTTTAGCGGCGGTTCGGCAGTAGTCGAAAGCATTGCAACACTACCTACCGACACAGGCAATGACGAGCTATACATGATTGTCAAACGCACTATCAATAGTGTAACCCGGCGATATGTAGAACGTATGAAAAATTTTGATTTTGGCAGTAATACAACGTCTGCATTTTTTGTAGATAGCGGTCTTTCGTATTCGGGCAGTGCGGTAAGCAGTTTTAGTACGCTGTATCATTTAGAAGGTGAAACGGTTTCTGTGCTTGCTAACGGCGCAAGTCACGCTAACAAAACAGTAGCTAGTGCATCTATAGCACTTGATTTCTCTGCAACTAGCGCTGCTATTGGGTATGGGTATACATCTAATATGCAAACGCTACGCATTGAAAGCGGATCGTCTGATGGCACAAGTCAGGGTAAACCCAAAAGAATACACGGTATTACAGTACGATTATTCGAAACAGTGGGTGTCGAAGTAGGTAACGATAGTTCTGAAACAGATCGGATTTTTTTCCGCGATAGTTCTATGGATATGGATACAGCTGTTCCTCTTTTTTCCGGCGATAAAGATGTTGAGTTTCCGGGTGGCTTTGATGATGATGATAGAATATACTTACAACAGACACAGCCACTACCGTTGACAGTATTAGCACTGTATCCGAGGATGAATACTTTTGATAAATGATAGCAAGACCACTTAGTAAAGTTCACGTTTTAGATGTAGCGGATCGGGTTCCGTTGCAAAACAATTCGCAGTTAGGTTTAGTTCTTTCTGCAATGCCTGTTTATTTGCAGCCGGGCAGAGGCTTGGCACTTATAGACAATGGCAAAGTTTACGCCGTGACAGGTCTAGCGCCTGTATGGGAAGGTGTAGCAGAAGCATGGTTTTTGCCTACGCGAGAAATGCAAGGTAAGCGGATACAAACAATACGTTTAGTAAAACGTGAGTTAGATGCCGCAATAACTAGACTGAAGCTGACAAGAGTACAAGCTGTTGTTAGATCAGATTTTACAAATGCACATAAGCTTGCAAAATTTTTAGGTTTTACAAGCGAAGGTGTAATGCACAAATACGGACCAGATGGTTTAGATTACGAAAGGTACGCGAAATGGAAGCACTGCCACTTTTAATGATGGGTACGCAAGTTGCTGGCGGTATAGCAGAAAAGAACGCTGCTAACAAAGCGGCAGAAGCTGCGCGGCGTGTCGGTGAATTTAACGCACAAATTATTGAGCGTGACGTAAATTTATTAGAAAATCAGCGTACTATCATTAACAACAATGTGCTTATTTCTAACAAGCGTAAACGTATGGCGTTTCGTGAAGCGCAAGGTGAAGCTGTAGCTGGGTTTGCTTATGCTGGTGTTGATATTGCGGTTGGCACACCTATGGAAGTTTTGCGTAGAAATGGTCGAGAAAGTGATTTTGAAATTGCTGTAGATAAGTTTAATAACTACGTAACTAATATGCAAATAAACGATGCCCAAGAAGATGCGCGATTGACAGCGCAGTTATCGCGTATGGAAGCTGGGGCGTCTGCGGCGGCGCTTAGATCGCAAGGTACGGCAAGCTTGATAGCTGGTTTTGGTTCCGCTGCGCGTATTGGTTTCGATACTGGCTATTTTAAAGTTGCTTAATAAAGGGTAAATATTAATGCGTATACCTATCTATCGTGCTAGTAGCACACCTACAGGCGAAGCGCCGGGGCGTAGTTTTAGAGCAAGAGCAAGTGCAGCGCCGTTTATTAGAGAGGCACAAGCTAAAGCAAGTGTGTTTACAGCTGCTACTAAAGAGATTGGTGAGTTTGCTGCTACACGATATAAAGCGGCAAGAGAAGCGCAGATAAACCAAAAGCTTCTAGCTGGTGAAACAGCCTTACGCGAAGATGCGCGCAGATTGTCTAGAGTTGATCCAAGTGAACTTGGTTCAGTTTTTAACGAAGGTGGTAAACCAGAAGAAGGCCAGTGGGCGTTAGCTACTAAAACAGCGCGAGAAAGTTTGTTAGACGGTGTAACTGATCCGCGCAGTCAACAAGTATTAACTGATCGTTTTAATCAAATGGAGCTAACCTATCGGTATAGCTTACGCGGTACAATAGATACAAAGCTTGATGGAGCTACGCAAAAAACAAGAGCCGATGCAGCAACGCAGTTTTCGCAAAACATTGCAAATTCTACAGAACTTAACGAAGCAAAACTTCACGCAAATAACTTTGGCATTAACTCTGTTAGGCTTGCACAGTTAGGACTAGGTAACCCCGGTGCATTAAAACAACAAGAGTACAATGCTTTGTACAACGGTATTCTTGGTAATATACGTGCAGCATTAAATAGCAGCGGTACGCCTGTACAAGACTTAGAAGAGTTACGACTTACTCTTAGGGATTTACAAAAGCTGCAAAGCGAAGGGCTTTCTGTTTCTGAAAGGGCAGCTGGTAGGGAAACTGTGTTAGCTAACAGTGGAGCCGGGCGTATGCAGATCGGTTTACTGGAAATGTTGCCGATGAATGATGCTGCAAAACTATTGCAAAGTCTTGGCGCTGGTGCAGAGTTTTTTGATGCTCCGTCAGCTGAACAACAAAAGCTTGAAAGAGTTAATCAACAAATATTTAAAGAAACGACAAAAGGAATTACTGATGGCGTTTCGATGTTGCAAAAAGGATTAGCATTACCTGATGGCTATATTGAAACGTTAGAAGCGCAAGGGCAACTGTCTATGCCTTTTGTAGAAACAGAAGATCAAGCATCATATACGCAAGGACTTGCTGATTTACGTTTTTTAAACAATCTTTCCCAAGCTGTAAAAGGTGTTAGTAACGCAAAAGGTATTAACGATTTAATACAAAGTTTAGAAGCGCCGGGTGTTACAAAAGGTCAGGCAAGTTTAGGCTTGGAGTTTTTGCGCGGTTTCAAAGCTGACATGGAAAAACAACTTAAATCTGATCCTGTAGGATATGCTTCTAAAGTAGGGTCGGTAGATATAACGCCAATAGACTTATCTCCACAGGCAATACAAAATTCATTAGAAGCTGGGCGTTTAGACAGACCGGGGGCAACGTCTTTAGCAGATACTGGTATTCCAAAAAGAATAAACGATGCAATTGCAATACACGGTCACTATGAACTTGATGGTCCCATTAAGTTTTTAACGCCAGAAGAAGTAGCAACATATGCTCCAAGTTTGAATACAGGAACAGCTTTAGAAAAAATGCAAGCTATTAGTTCAATTCAACAACTGTTTGGTAGACACTACGGATCAGTGTTAGAACAGCTGTCTGGGCAAGCGCCTGTCACGATGCACGTTGCTGGCCTTATGCAAGATGGTCTTAATTCACAAGCAGAAGTAATATTTAAAGGTGTAGAAGAAATAAACGCAAACGGTGTGCCGATAGAGGGCGCTGATATGCGTGAAGCAGAAAGCGCAATGTTTGGCATTATAGGCGCAGCGTATGAATTGTTGCCGGGTGAACTTAATGCAAATTTAAAAAAGAATATTAAAGATGTTGCGTTAGCGTATTACGCAGAAGTCATTTCTCGTAAGGTTGATAAAGCTTATGACGAAGGCCTGTGGCAAGAAGCTGTTAAAATTGCGTCAGGTTTTAATCCGCAAACTGGTGGCGGTGGTGTGCAAGAAGTCAAGGGAGTTCGCACAATCTTACCGTCAAACAGAACAGCTGAAGAAATAGAAACATCATTAGAAAATATAACAATAGAGAACTTTAGTAGTATTGCTAGCACAACACTTATTGACAAAGAATTATTTGAGGCAATTCAAAGTGGCGAACAATATTCTTTTTACACAAGAGGTCGTGAAAACGGAAAGATTGTTTACGGTGTTCAGCGTGGCGAGTATGGATCAACTAATTTTGGAATTATTACTGATAGTAACGGTGAGGATTTAGCTTTTACTATGGAAGAACTTGTTACAGCTTCTAGGATACAACCGCCAAAAGTAGAAAGTAAAATCGTCACAGATGCGGAAGGAAGAGTTAGGCGTGGGCCAAAAGAACCTGTTGTAGAGCCTAAAGAAGAAACAGTAGAACCTAAAGAAGAAACAAAACCATCAGCACAAAGTATACTGAATGATCTTGTTGATGAATTTTCAATGATTGAAGTTTTAACAGACAATGATGGTAGAGAAATAATTAAAGCTTGGGCTGATTTAAACAACGTTTCGATGGATGAAGCAATGGTATCCGAAATCCAAAAATTAGTAGATGAACAACTAGAAAATGAAAGTAATTAATGGCTAGCTATCTACCAAATGAAGTAAACAAGTTAGCGTTTGCATCTGCGCCTAGAGCAGATAAACCGTTAGGTTCGTTTGTAGAAAACCTCTCGCAAGCTTTTGATGCTGGTCTAATGCAAAGCGGAACGTCTGCCGAGCGCTATATCAAAGAAGCGTGGGAGCCTGTAGTTGACGAAATAAAAGATATTACTGGTGTTTCATTTAACAATCCCGGTTCGTATTTACGGCCAAATATTTTTGAAATAGGTAGGGGCTATCCACTTATAAACAAGCAGTTTCATTACGATCACTATGTAGAAAAAGTAGAAAGCTATGTGCGTGATAATCAAGATGTGTTGCCAGAAAATGTAGTGAATACAGTATTAGACAAAGAAAGAGATAACACTTGGCGGCAACAAGCAAAAGATGAATACTTTGCGGAGCAACGTGAATTAGCAGAAATTACTGACAGATCTCCCGGTATAGGTAATACAACAGCTAGGTTTTTAGGTGGTTTAGCAGCTGGCGCTGAAGATCCAATAAACCAACTTAGTATGCTTGTTCCGGCGTTACGTCTAAGAAATACTTTTAGCGCTATTGTGTTTGGCGAAGCAATATCAAATGCTGGTGTAGAAGCTATACAACAGCCCGGAGTTGCTGAGTGGTATGAAAGTTTAGGGTTAGAATATTCATGGAAAGATTTTGTTACTAATGTAGGTAGCGCAGCAATTATCGGTGGTGCTTTTCCTATTGGTATTAAGATTGGTGGCAAGACTATTGGCTTAACATTTGAGCAAGCAAAAAAAGGTGCGCGTCTACTAACAGGCACAAGGAAAACCGATCTACAAGAAACAGCTGAAATTTTAGAAGAGGTTGCATCGTCAACAGTAGAAAGCAATCCGTTGCAAAATAATTCTATAGGTCAAGCTGAACATCAAGCCCGGCTTACAGAAGCAACGGTAGCAATTAACGATGGCGAAATGCCGAGGCTGTCAGACAATACGGAAGCGCAAGTTGTTATACCAGACAACATTAATCAAGCTACTAATCTTGGCGGCGTTGTAGATGAATTTGATCCGCGTGATATTAATGTAGATGCAAAAACATTCCAGTTTAAAGAAGGTGGTGACATATACGGTGTTACCGATGAATTACAAGGTGTTACAGAATATAATCCAATACTTGCTGGTACGATTACAGTGTATGAATATGCTGATGGTCGTTTGTTTATAGCAGATGGACACCAGCGGCTAGGTTTAGCTAAACGTATTATGGATCAAGATCCTAGCCAAGATATAAAAATGGTTGGTTTTAGACTGCGTGAAAAAGATGGCATCACGCCAGAAGAAGCAACCGTTATTGCTGCACTTAAAAACATAGCTGAAGGTACTGGCACTGTTATAGATGCAGCAAAGATACTACGCATAAACCCAGATAGAATTACTGAACTACCGCCAAAGTCTGCGTTTGTCCGACAAGCTAGAGACTTGTCACAGCTATCAGATGATGTGTGGGGTATGGTTAAAAATGAAATAGTTGCACCAAACTACGCAGCTATTGTTGGTCGGTTGATGGCAGATGATGCTACAATGCAAAAAGCAGCGTTAGACGTATTGTCAAAAACAGAACCGTCTAATGAGTTTCAAGCAGAAGCAATAGTACGTCAGGTACGCGAAACAGAACTTGTAAGCGAAACGCAAGAAAACTTATTCGGTGAGGAAGTGTTAACGCAAAGCTTGTTTGCCGAGCGCGCAAAGGTGTTAGACCGGGCGCAAAAACAATTACGCAAAGATAAAAACTCTTTCCAGAACTTAATTAAAAATGCTGATAGGCTGGAAGATGAAGGTAACAAACTAGCAAACGAAGCAAACAAAAGAAGGGCAACAAACGATGGCAAAGCGATCTCGCTCCTCCAAAGCCAAGCGAACAGGAAAGGCAACCTCTCAGAAGCCCTTACAGCCGCAGCAAGGCAAGCAAAAGAAACAGGAAACTACAACCGCGCTACAACAAGCTTTGTCGAAGATGTCAGACGAGCAATTTCAGATGGCGAGTTCGACCGCGCAGAAATTAGCGATGCTGGACGCGCTTTCGATGCTCCAGAAGAAATCCCTCAGATACGAACAGATGCAGAGGAAATCGAGTTAGATAAATTTGATAGTTTATTTGGCGAAGGTGTAGAAAAACAAGCTAGAATATTAGATGCCGGGTTGCGTCAAGACTTAGATGCAGACTTAGAAAAGCTTGATTTTGAAAAACAATTAAAAAGCAGCGTCAGTAACGAAGCTATTATAAACCATCCATACATAAGAAATGCTGTAGAAGATATGGAAAGCCGACCCGAAACGGATAAAATGCCGGGATACCCTAAAGATGAAAACGATGTAGAAAGTATTACAAATTGGTTTAATCAGCGACAATACATTGTTGACGGTAGTAACAACGGTACTTTTGACGATGCTATGCGCGATATGGTTAAAACAGCGCGCAGTCTTGGCTGGATAGATGATAAGATAGAGTTGCCAGTTAATGCTATTAGAAAAGAAAAGAAAGCAGTAATTATACTTGGGCCACCAGCTGCCGGGAAAAGTACGCTTGCTAATCCTATAGCGCGCAAGATGGGTGCTTCTATTGTTGATGCAGATGAAGCTAAGAAGCTTTTGCCAGAATACGAAGGTGGTATAGGTGCAAATGCAATACATGAAGAAAGTTCTTTAATGTCGGACATTTTGCTTAAAACGTTGCTAGAGGAAGGTGATAACTTAGTGTTGCCAAAAGTCGGCGGTAACGTAGAAAGTATAGAACGTGCTATTTCTATGATAAAACAAAAAGGTTATAGTGTAGAAGTATTTGATATGGCGGTATCTTTTGACAATGCAATGCAGCGTATGTTGCAACGTTTTGTGTCAAAAGGTCGATTAATAAACCCACAATATGTAGTTAAGGTTGGTGAAAATCCAAGCAAAACTTTTGATACAATACAACAGAAAGGTATAGCAGATGGCTATTACAGGATCGACAACAACGGACCTCAAGACGGATACAAAGAAGTCCTTACAGAAACCGGGGAACTC